TTCACATGAGGGGGTATTTCACCCGTCACATGAGTAAATAAAGGCCAATCAGGATTAAGCTTTTCAATGCTGTTATCTTTATGAAGTTCTGAGTAAGGAAGAATACTAAAGCCTAAATCCGTATCCTCATAAAGAGAGTCAATAATATCGACCATTGGATTTATACTTTTAGTAACTTCTTTTAGCTGAGTAAAGAATGTCTTATTTTTTCGAGTAGCCTCGTGATTACCACTATAAATTAAAGTGGGTCTCTGAGCTTTAGATACAAAGGAAAAGTATAATTCTAATTCTTCCATACTGGGCAACCTATCAAATAGGTCACCCCCTATTATGTGCATCTTACACGTTTTTTCTTTCTCTCTTATTGCTTCAAAAAATAACTCATACCGATTTAATGCCCACTTCTTAGGTACATTTTTCTGGCCTAACTTTAGATGCCAATCGGCAGTAAATAGAATCATGCCACATCAAATTCATCTTCAAGAGTGTCATCTATTTCTTCAATATTAGCTTTTCTAATACTGTCCAGAAGCTCTTTTTGAGCATCTGGAGTAGGACGGGCCATAACATCATCCATAGACTTGAGATCCTCAACAGCTGCTCTCTCATCTTCGGTTAATGCACGAGGCTTACACTTTAGAACTTGGAGTTGGTACTCTACGTTATATGCTAGAGGCCCAGTTTTTACTCGCTTAAAGCAAAGATCCCAGCCTGAATCATAATCAGTAGGATCGCCTAAATCTTCTGCGGCAATCATAATTTGTTCCCACAGTTTTTTCTTTAGATTTAGAACTTTAACTTTGCCATCGGTTGGGTCGATGCATTGTGTAGCGTAGCTCCAGCCACACTTGAGATCAGGATAGTACTCACGTACCCAATCCTTTTCTTTGTTATTGAATCGTTCAATATTTCTATCGAAAGAAAGGCATTCGAAAGGAATGTTCTTTTTATTGGTTCCTTCTATCCAATAAACGTACCTGGCGAGTATATCGCCCACGACGCGAACCTTGTTGTCTCCATCTTTATAAGTGTAACTAAGGATGGAATTCTTTTGGGCGGAGCCCTTTTGCTGGTTAAATGAAATAGCCATTAATGTTTCTCCTCTGGGACTTCTTCGTATAAAAAGTGAACTAAATTTGTTTCTTCATCTATACGAAGTAGACTATTGTCGTTAATGTTGGCAACAAGAAAATCTGCAAATGGAAGATGCAATAATTCTAATGTTGTAGTTTGTGTCGCAGCATAATCAGATATACTTCTAAATGATGCAGTTGCTAAGTATGCAGCTATTTCCTTATAGGAATGTTTATATGAGTTATATAATAAGACATCAGGATGAGCTAAGAAACTTAGCCCATTAAAATCTTGTTGGCTATATCGGTAAAGTTTATCGCTCCTGTGTGTAGGAACAGATTTATTTACTAACATTTCAAATATACAAAATATTTCTCCAACGCTACCATCGGATGCTTTATATATTTTTTGCCAATCATACAACAACATACTATTATATCAATCTTTAAGGTTAATGTCAAGAACTATTTTTTAAAGCTCTTTTATTTGATATCCCTGTTTCATGTAGTATCCAATTCTACTAGACGCCTGTCTTCTAGCAGTATCTCCTTTGAGGTGAATATCAATAATTACAGGGGTTAGTTTATTCTTTTCTTTTCTAATAATTCGACCTATTAGTTGGGTCAGTAAAGGGTCATTGTTAATAGGTGTGCCTAAGATCAAACAACTTAATACATTTATAGATATTCCTTCTGAAAAAATTGCTTGTGTTCCGTATAATACGTTCTTATTTCCGACTTGAAGTTCATTTATTAATTTTTCTCGTTCTTCTTGTGGAACCTCACCTGTAACACAAAGAGCGTTCTCCCCCGTAAGTTCAGCACAGCTTTTTAAAAATGCTACTCGATCACTTACTACTAAAACTTTATGCCCCTTATGTGCATATGCAGCCGCTAACATTGCTACTGTGTGTCTATACTCTTCGTTACTCGCTAGATTTGTAACTCTATTAGCCCAAGGTATTCTTGAGCCGTCTAAAAATCTTATTTCTGAATGTAGTATATGTACTACTGGAGACATAAAATTCTCCTTAGGCGGCTTAAGAACATTAGGGCTAAAGTAGTCTCTAAAGACAACATGTTTTCCGTCTTTTCGTTCTATAGTGCCTGACAAGCCAATTTTATATCTGCAGTAGTTTGTGTCCAGGATCCTGGAAAAGGTGGGGCTACTAACATGGTGCATTTCATCTAAGATTACAGTTCCGAACTCTTTACGGATTTTTTCAATGTTTCTATAAAGAGTTTGAATATTTCCTATCACAACAGGACTGTTAGTATCAAACTGGCCACTACCAATAATTCCGGGCTTAAACCCAAATACTTTTTGTACTTCTTTTGCCCATTGATTCCTTAAGGGGATAGTATGGACAACTACTAATGTCTTTTGACCTAGTTTACCGGCTATTGATAGCCCAGTAAAGGTCTTGCCCCAACTTACCCAAGCGTTTATAATACAGTTATCTTCTACTGTATTATGTACCTCTTGTTGACTTTTTCTAAGGTCATATTTGAACTCAGGAAATGTCTCTGGTTTTAATACTCTTTTATCTACGATCTCATGTCCATGAGGTATCAAATCAGTGCGTCCTATAGGAATAGTTACTATTCCGGGACGTATAACAGCCATGTTTTTTATTACCTGTGGAACTAGGTCTTTTGGATTTTTTGGGGGTACTACATATGTTAACTCTTTATCTAGTTCATCTTGAACTTCTGGAGTTACATCTAAATAAATCCTATTACTTAGTACTGCTTTCATACTTTCCTTCGAGTATTTTTCTTTTTAGTTTCAGAATACTCATAAATTATCCAAGGGTATTTTCGCATAAGTAAAACTCCTGCCCATAACATATCAGGACTGGGAGGTCTGGGTATAGTAAAAGGAACTTTCCAATTCTCTATCCAAATCAGAGAAGCGGTAGTTTTTTTCTCAATTTTTCTTATTTTTCTATACTTTAAGGGCAATATTAAGGTCTTTTGATAGATAAAAGGAACCCCCTTACTATCTACAAAATAATAAGAATACTGTTTTAGAATACCAACTAAGCTATCAACTGATTTTCTTAAAGGTAGGAGCCCTTTGTGAGGGGTTTGAAGCCTCCGCTGCCCTAGTGTTTTTCCTGGCATATTTCTATCGTCTAACAGTTCGCCATCTAGGTACAGTAATCCGTCTGTTAAATCCCAATTACTTGATGGTAGAATAAATACTGGAAACTCTATTCTATCCAGTGTTTTGTACGTAACTATCATACTCTGAGCCTATAAAAAGATGGGGGCTATCATTTATATAGTCTCCATACTGATCTTCAAACTTGCCCATTGAGTAGTCATCTCCTGTATCAAAATCGCATCCTATAGGAGCGCCTGATATAGAGATACCTCGATCTCTTTGAATAAACTCTTGTAATGAACTGCAATATATATCCAGCTCTTCATTTGGTACTTCTGCTAATATAGAGTCATGTACTAAAGCAAATATTTTAGCTTTCATATTTGATTTTTCAATAAATTCGTTCATTTCTATTGCGCCGAGGAGGTTAATATCAGAAGCAGTAGACTGCACCAGAAAATTAAGACCAGACCTAACGGTATGACTTCTAATAGCTTTATCTTCACTTTTAACATTTGGTAATCTCCGTTTGCGCCCGAAAAAACTATACACAAATCCATTAGCTTCTATAAATTTTTGATTTTTTTCAATCCATTCTTTTAATTTTTTGAATGACTTAAAGTAATTATATATAACCTCAGAGGCTTCTTTGACACTGAAAAGTTTTCCAGAGTCTTTTGTTACTTGTTGGCTAATTTTATGTGGCCCGGCTCCATACATGATTCCAAAACTTACTGCCTTGGCAGCTTGTCGCTGAGTGGGGTATAGCCTGGCCACGTCTTCTGCTTCACAAGGCAACTTAAATACTGTTTTGGCAATTGTACTGTGAAAATTGCCGCCCTCTCGAAATACATCCATAAGTGCTTCATCATTTGCCAACTTTGCGGCGACATATACTTCTGCGGTTGTCAAGTCCATTGCAACTATCTGCGACCCCGTTGAGGCTGTAATACATCCTTTGACAATTGGATTGTCTCGAGGAATTTGTTGCATATTTAGCTTACCGCTACTGCTAAGACGACCAGAAGTTGTAGAGTGCAGGTTAAAAGAAGTCCTAAGACGGCTATCCTTATCCAATTGCGGTATGATTTTGTCCAAATAAGTATTTTTAATTTTGGATTTTTGACGGATTGCCAAGATATGTTTGGGAAGTTCAGATTTTTCTGCGAGCTTATTAAGGACTTCTGAGTCTGTTGAGTGCTGCCCCGTTCCAGTTTTCTTATTAGTAGGATTAAGGCCAATAAAATCAAACAGAAGGCCCCGAAGTTGTACAGTGCTATTAGGGTTAAAAGGTTTACCATTTAGTTTCTCGAATTTTTCTATATCAAAATCACTTTTAAGCTGTCCCATTTCAATAAATTGCCGTTGTAACTCCTCTAAAAAATCTTCAGTATTTTGACTTTTAGATGATCCATTTAAAACAATTTCGGAAACTTTATCATTTATCGAGTTCCATGTTTTATTACATTCTTTCATATTAATTATCTCCCTATATATTATTAATTGTTTTTCAAATTTAAATTAAACA